GATTACGTAGCCGTTGTCCCGTTTGACAAATTAAGTTACAGACAAGGATACAAAAAAGGGAATGAACGATTTTATGGTTATGCCAGTGGTAAAGGAATTGATAAAAAGGGTAAAGCAGTGATGCCTGAGATTATGAAGAAGACTGCAAGATTTTATGATTCAAAAGCAGGGGCACAAAAAATATCTTTGTCTGATCCTAAAAAACCATACAAAGAAATAGATAGAGATCGATTTAAATATCCAGAGACTCACAAACTTAAAGGTAAAGAATTAGATAATAAATATCACAGAAATGCTTTATCCAAAGAAGAATACGAAGGTATGTCTGATCGAAGTGCATTTACTTATATGGATCCTTCAGATCCGAACTTGTATTTTGATGCATTTGCGATTAAAGTGTCCCCATTAATGAAACAAACTTTGAAGACCTACCGTAGTGAAGGCGGATTAGTAGTAGATATATTTAAACCAATAAGGTAGTATAAGATATGGCTGTAGAAAAGAACAACGAGACAATCACTGAAGAAGATTCAATTGAAGAGACAGTAGAAGAACAACCAGAGGGTTTACCTGAGGTTACTGTTGAAGGTGAAGAAGAAGTGGTTGAAACTCCTGAACAAGATTTTAATGCAAACTTAGCATTAGAAATGGACGAGCGTACGCTTAGGTCTATGGCTAGTGATTTGATTGATGAATACAAAAAAGATAAATCATCCAGAAAAGAATGGGAAGATGCATACATTAAAGGTTTAGATTTATTAGGCACCAAGTATCAAGAAGTAACTAAACCATTTAAAGGAGCTTCCGGTGTCACGCATCCGTTACTCGCTGAATCTGTTACACAATTCCAAGCACAAGCTTATAAAGAGTTAGTACCAAGTGATGGTCCTGTACGAACACAGGTCATAGGTTTACAAACACCGCAAACTGAACAACAAGCAGAAAGAGTTAAAGACTACATGAATTATATGTTGATGGAGGAAATGGAAGAATACACAACTGATATGGATCAGATGTTATTTTATTTACCTTTATCAGGATCAACATTTAAAAAAGTTTACTACGATGCAATGTTAAATAGACCCGTATCTAAATTCATTCCTGCAGAAGATTTAGTCGTTCCATATTATGCATCTGATTTAAAAGATTGTGAGAGAATTACTCATGTCATTAAGATGACTCAAAATGAAGTCATTAAAAAACAAGCAGCAGGATTTTATAGAGACATTGAACTCATTCAATCAGACAATGAGCCAGATTCATTACAGAAAAAATTAAATGAATTAGAAGGAATTAAAAAAACTGAAACTGATTACATGCACAATATTTTAGAAATGCATGTCGATTTAAATTTAGATGATTATGAAAACTTTGATGACAAAGCAAAGAAAATAAAAATACCTTACATCGTTACCATTGATGAAGGTAGTGGAGAAATTTTATCTATTTATAGAAATTATAAACCTGATGACATGGCTTACAACCGAATTGAATACTTTGTTCATTATAAATTTTTACCAGGATTAGGATTTTATGGTTTTGGTTTAACTCATATGATTGGTGGACTGTCTCGTGCAGCAACACAAGCACTAAGACAATTGATGGATGCAGGAACTTTAAAGAATTTACCTGCAGGATTTAAGTCGAGAGGTATTAGAGTTAGAGATGATGACCAACCAATTCAACCTGGAGAGTTTAGAGATGTAGATGCACCTGGCGGAAACATTAGAGATCAGTTTTTTAACCTACCATTTACTGAACCATCAGTAACTTTATACAATCTTTTAGGTTTTGTAGTACAAGCAGGACAAAAATTTGCTGCAATAACCGATTCAAATATTGGAAATGATGTTCAAAACAGAGCTGTTGGCACAACAGTAGCTCTAATGGAACGTGGAAGTAGAGTAATGAGTGGTGTTCACAAGCGATGTTACTATGCAATGCGTTTAGAATTTAAAATTTTAGCAAGAATTTGTGCTCAATCACTACCACCAGAGTATCCATATGATGTTTACGGTGGCCCAAGACAGATTAAAGCGGTAGATTTTGATGATCGAGTCGATATTTTACCTGTTGCAGATCCAAATATCATGTCTATGGCTCAAAGAGTAACGTTAGCACAAGCACAATTGCAAATTGCACAGTCAAATCCGATGATGCACAACCTTCATGAGGCTTACAGACGTGTTTATGAAGCTTTAGGAACTAAACAAATTGAAACTTTACTCAAACCACCACCAAGACAACCAGAACCAATGGATCCTGCAAAGGAAAATGCACGTGCATTACAGATGAAGTTCGCAACAGCGTTCGAATTCCAAGATCATGACGCTCATATTGCTGCACACATGGCATTTATGCAATCGAGAATGGTTCAAATTAATCCTGCAGTGTATGCTTTACTGCAAGCACACGTTTCTGACCACGTTTCTTTCAAAGCTAGAAAAGAAGTTATGGAACAAATGATGCAAGATCAGAATATGTTAGCTCTACAACAACAAAATCCTGAACAATTTAAAATTGCATTCGATAATGCAGTTGCAACAGCTACTGCAGAGATCACTGAACAGCTTGTTAAGGGTGAACAAATGCAGCAACAAGGAAAACAAGACCCATTAGTAAGAATTAAACAACAAGAAGTTGATTTAAGAGCTATGGATCTTCAAAGAAAAGCTGAAGAGACAAGATTTAAAGCTGAACAAGAGCAAATGAGGGAAGCAGCAAGATTAGAATTCGAATATGATCGACTTGCACAACAAGATCAGCAATCTGATGAACGTTTGGAAGTCGCTAGGGAGAAGATGAACAAAAAATGAGGAAAGGATTAAGTGGAGGAGTTAAATCTGGGCCACCGCCTAAGAAAGGACCTAATCCACAAGGAATAAAACTCAGAAATGCAAAAAAGCTCCTACGAAAAACTTTCAAAAAAAAGTAAAATTATCTGGCTATCTGGTTTATTTGATGGTGAGGGTAGTTTTGGTATTTGGTCTAAAGGTGTAGGTAAAAAAAGAGCCTTTGCAGCTACGATTGAAATGGGTGATGAGGATATTATCCAAAGATTTCAAGATATGTTCGGTGGTGTTGTTTTTAAAACTAAAAAAAAGGAAGAAAGATTCAGACAATTATGGCGATGGAGATGTGTAGGCGATAGGGCTTACGATTGTATTGATAAGATGATAGAATATATGGGAATAAGGAGACAGGAAAAATACAATGTGGTTAAAAGCGATATCTCTAGCCGTTAAAGCAGGTTCTCACATATATCAGAACCGTCAGAAGACTAAAATGTTGATGTCTGATGCTCAAATGCATCATGCTGAAAAGATGGCTCGCGGGGAAAGTGAGTATCAGGGCAAATTACTTGAATCGAGAAATTCGGACTGGAAAGACGAGTTTATTTTATTATTACTCTCGGCTCCCATAGTAATGCTTTCTTGGGCAGTATTTTCGGATGATCCAAGTGCAATGGAGAAGATGCAATTATTCTTTGAATATTTTTCACAACTACCATTTTGGTATCAGACAATTTTTGTAGGCGTGATTGCAAGCGTATACGGATTAAAAGCAACAGATTTAATTAAGAGGAAATAATGACAAAACTTTGTGCAAGAGGTAAATCAGCAGCTAAAAGAAAATTTAAAGTCTATCCTAGTGCCTATGCAAATGCTTATGCATCTAAAATATGTGCAGGTAAAATTAAAGATCCAAGTGGTACTAAAAGAAAAGATTGGGGACCTAAGAAAGCTTTTTTAGGTGGTTTATTTAAAAAGAAAGAGGAAAAGAAAAAAGAAATTCAAAAAGAAGAAAATATTTTTAAAAAACGTAAACAAGATCAAAGAACTAAACAACAAAGATTAGAAGAATTAAAAAAGGAGATGGGTATGACTAACGGTGGTTATTTTGATGAACAAAAAACAAATGTTAAAGGTAAAAAAACTACAGGTCCTGTAAAAGGTGGTAACACTCCAGAAATACCACCTTCAGAATATATGAAATATAAAAAATTTA